AAAGATAATAGATACAGTCATGTATTAAACTTAAGCGATTGTTCTGATATTAGTAAGCATATTTTTGTAAACGAAGATTCTTTAGATCGCATTTACGATGCAATGAAACAAGGAAGTTTCTGATGTCTTTAACTGATGACCTTCCAAACGAGGGTGATATTAAAGGTGTGCTTCGAGATCTTTTCAAGAGATATGAGAAACATTACAATAGTACACCTAAAGTAACTATACAAAAAGAAACTTATGAAACAAAAAAAGATTTAAAATCAGCGCTTAATAAAGTAAAAGACGGAGATATAGTTTTTGTAGATACCTCCAGTCCTTACAGTAAAGGAGAAGAAATAAAGCCTGCTAAAAAGCAACCTGCTTTTTCATATCCTGCTGCGAGTCCTAAAAGTGTAATTCGAAAAAACGATTATTTTAATCACAATGAATACCAAGAATATTTTAGCAGACTTTACAACATATTGATTGAACCACTTAAAGATCAGAATTCAACCATTGATGGAACATTCTCACGTCAATCAGAGATTTGGTTACCACTTAGTATTATAGAATATTTCTTGAAGAATGAAAGCAATAGAAAAGAATATATTCTAGCATTAGAAGAAATAGGTAAAACTAAGTTTATAAAACTTTTAACTCAAATAGAAATATTAACAGAAACAAATAAAAATAGATATGTTCGTATTCGTCATTCGGGTGCGGAAAGAAGCTTTAACTTTTCTATTTTGCTCGATGATATTGGAATAGAAAGGTTTGAATATTTTACTGTAGGCGCCTTTTTACATGATTTAGTTATAAAAAGATTCTTTAATTTAAAGGGCGAAGAACCAGATAGTCAATTCTTGACTTATGATGAAATTAGTAAAAGTAGTTCAGATTTAATTTCAACTAACAATGAAATAAATTTTTTATATACTGAATATTTAACCGCAAATAGATTAGAAGATTTTAAACAATTATTAATAAACAAATTTAAAACAAAACAAGGCTATGTGCTTTTAAGAATGACTTCTAAAGCAAGTGATTATGTTTATGAAGGAATATTCAGTTCGGCTGATATAGTTGATGGAATTATTCGTATTGACTTAATAACAGGAAGCAAAACATTATCGCCCAATAATGGGACCGTATTTCTTTTTTTAAGAGAATGGAACATATCCTATATAAAAAGAGTGAGCGATATTGCTGAAAGTAGTCAAAACATAAGCGATAACAATATTGAAGAAATATTTAATATTGATTCTTTGATATCACGTTTGGGTCTTATTCAAAATAGTATAGATTATGGCGCCAAAGATGTTTTTGAGAGTTATAGTGAAAATATAAGTAATGTAGAAAAATTAAAAGCTATACTAGAACCAGCTTATGAAGCGGGCACTCTTTTTATTGAAAGAACATCTAAAGGATATATTTTAAAAAGAAAAAAAGAAGATAAAACTTATGCGCTTTCTTTTAAATTGCAATTTATGAAATTTTTACTTCAGTTTACTTCAAGTAAATTTTTAAATCACTTTAACAATAACTCTAGTTTAGATTTAAAATTAGCAACAGGAAAAACTGAATTAGAATTATTAAATAAAGTAAACGATTGGCATACAAGAAATATCTATGAATACAATATGCAAAACACAAGTAGTACAGATACGTACGATGTAAAAAGCATATATAATACAATTACTGGGGATCCAAATGATTTCTATAATTACATAACTACTTTAGATGAAAAAGCTAAATACGAAGACTTAATTGAAGAACTAACACCTTATTTAAAAGGCAGTATAATCAAAACAAAAGATGGTGGCTATGGTTTTGTAATAAACAATTCAATGTCATTGTGCGTAGTGATTCCAGGCCAAAATATATACCGTAATGAACGTTTTTATGGTCCTTATGCTATACAAATAGACGACGGGCAGATATTAGGAACTGATTCTATCCAGTCTTCTGAAAATATGCCTTTTTTTAGTAAAGACACAAGTGATGAGAATTATTTTGTTTTTGAAAATATCGCAGGACCTAGCGATAAATATAAACTTCCGGCGAGCAACTTAACTTTAAAAAACTTGACCGTATGCCTTCAAGTAGCAGTTATAGGTTCTTCGGCAGGTTTCTGGCATAGAGAAGACAGTCAAATAAATAGAAAATTAAATAGAACTATAGAATATAGATATATTTCAATTGAAGACATAGAGTATATTTATAAAATAAAAGAGGAAGATTTAAGATCTTCAGAAACCGCTTTAAATGGAACTCCCGAAAGAGTTGGTTATCTAGGAGTCGTAACTGTTAGTACACCAACCAGAAATAGAGGTTGAGATGAATAAAGATATTGCATTAAAAGCGATAAAAGCGCTTTCAAGAAAAAATGAACTAATCATAGATAGAAATAAACCTATCAATGGAGAGCAAATATCTGGAGTAAAAGTTAAACGAGTAAATGGTAGAGCTATGTCTTATGCAGATAGGCATAGGGGAAATTGGTTTAAGCCCGAATATGATTTAACTGAAATTCAAATTGCACAAGATACAGATTCTTTTTTATTTAAAGCAATCCAAAAGAAAGTACAGCGGTTTGTACTCGCAGGATGGGAGTTCGTTGGTAACGATCCTGAATTGGTCAAATACATAAAAAGAAGAATAAAAGAAATAGAATTAATTTCAGGCCAACCCTTCAACTTGTTGATGTCAGACTTAGCTCATGACCTAATAAGGTATAGTAATTGCGCTTGGGTAAAAGTAAGGAACGCAGATGCTTCTACTGGAAAAACTCGAGCTATACATGGAAAAGAAGTAGAGCCTGTAGCAGGCTATTTTGTATTACCGTTTGAAACTTTATGGTTCAAAATAAAAAAGAACGGTGAAATAAAAAAGGTGATGCAAGAACAACCTAATACAGGCAAATGGAAAGAATTCACGCCTGAAGACGTAGTTCATTTCTATACAAATAGAAAACCTGGCTTTACTATGGGGACGCCAGAACTATTACCTGTATTGGAAGACATAGCATTGCTTAGACGCTTAGAAGAATCTATAGAAACGATGATAGATTCAAATCTCAATCCACTGTTCCACTATACTGTTGGCAATGACAACATGCCGGAACGTTACAGTCCAGATGGTATAAAAGAGTCTGATTTAGTTAAACAAACGATAGAGTATATGCCATCTGGAGGCATCTTTGTATCTGATCATAGACATAAGATAGAAGCTGTGGGTTCTGAAGGCAAAGCTTTAAAAATAGAAGATTATTTAACTTACTTTAAGAAAAGAGTCTATGCAGGGTTGGGAGTATCTCCTATGGATATGGGGGAAGCTGATTCCGCTAATAGGAGCACTGCAAATACTTTATCTAAAATAGCAATACAAGATGTAGAAGCACTGCAAAGACACGTTAAAACATTTATTGAAACTTATATTATTGGAGAGCTTCTTTTGGAAGGCGGCTACGATGACGCTTTATTAGATTCAGATAAAATGGTTTATATTAAATTTGGATCAGTAGACAAAGAAGAAAAATCCAAAGAAGAAAACCAAACAATACAGCTTTGGTTGAATAATCTTATTTCTGAAAAAGAAGCAAGAAAAAGGCTTGGGGAACGACCTATAGAAGAAGAAGCAAGGGAAGAGACAAATTACAAGTTGTACCAAGAACCCTTAGCTTTATTAAAAGGTATGGGGCCGTTTAGTGCTGCTTCAGAAGCTCTTGCTGAATCAAGCTCTTCTTCCATAACAAAAGAAGGTTTGAAAAAAGAAGAGAAAAATGCAGAAGAATCTAGGAAGCAATCAGGTCCTGGATTAGAAGAAAGTAAAGGCGCACGAAATCTCTCTACTAATAAGAGTCGCCCCAAGAATCAAAGTGGGGAAAGAAATGCTCCTAAATTCTCAAAAGACGTTGAAAAATTATTTAATGATATTAAAAATGGAAAAAATATAAAAGAATTACTATAAATAGTTGAAAATAGCTTTTATGATAATGAATAATTAAGTGACTTTTGAAAGGCTTAAGTGTATGTCAAATATTATTACATATAATGATTATGTACAAATAAATCCTGACTCCCGAATTCTATCTTTAGATAAAGCAAAAAAGATAAGTATTATCGACAATATGCTTGAAAGATCAGATAAGGATGGGAAGGGATTGATAATTACTTATGATCTTTCACATTCTGGTAGAAGAATAAATAATAGAATTTACTCTACGGCAGGTCAGCAAAGAGGGATTGATTCTTTAACAAGTCCATATGCTAAACCAATCTTAAGGAATCATGATCAATCTGGAGAGCCAATTGGTAGATTCATAGGTGGTGAATGGCAGAGCTTACATGACGAAGCGTCTTTCTACCTTGAGTCTGGACAAAAAATGCTAGACATACAAAGTGCTTTCATCGATGATGATCCAGGCAAAATATATGACGTCTTAAAAAAATCTAATTTACTAGAAGATAAAAAATGGCCTGGACTAGGGAGGATGCGTGTTCAAGCTAATATTACAGATGAAGAAGCTATAAAGAAATTCATGGATGGAAGGTATTTGACCTTTTCTGCAGGCTCAACAACAAATAGACATGTTTGTTCAATCTGTGAAACTGATTGGGTTAAAGATGGTATGTGCGAGCACCGTCATGGAAAAGAATATGACGGTGAAATCTGTGTATTTATTACAGGAGACTTTTTAGTAATTGAAGGCTCTGTGGTAAATACCCCTGCAGACGATCTGTCTCAAATGGTGCATATGGAAGTTAAAGATTCATTTGAAGAAAAAAAGTTTTCTTTTGATGAGAAATCTACTGTAGAGCAAATACTATTCACGGACTCGACATATGATTTTGGAGAGAAAAATGGGATACAAGCAGCCAAGCAAGTCGAAGACAACGACGAAGAAGAAGAAAAAGAAGAAGTAAAGTTTGATCATGCGCTTTTTATTACAGAAGCAGCGATGGAAGAATTGCATCAAAAAGGTGAAACTTACATTACTCAGAAAAACGAAAATCAAAGCATGGTCATTAAAGTTGAATATTCTGGAAATATGAGAAAAGACGATTTTAAAGAAGACAGTTTTTCTTTATTTGAAACTGAAGTAAATGAACTTATAGAAGAACTGACAGATGAGAAAACCTTTAAAGTGCCTGCTGGCGCTAAAGGAAATGCTCAAAAAGTCCTTAAATGGAAAAAAGAAAAAGGTTCAGAAGTTAAAGGTATGACCCCTGTAGGGTGGGCTAGAGCCAGACAGCTAGCCAGCAAAGCTGAAATAGGACTGTCTACTGTTAAAAGAATGGCTGCTTTTAACAGGCATCGAAAAAATGCTGCAGTAGACCCTAAATACAAATCAGAACCTTGGAAAGATAGAGGGTATGTAGCTTGGTTAGGTTGGGGAGGAACCTCAGGTATTGATTGGGCAATTAAAGTGAGTGCGGCCAACGATAGCTTAAACGAAAAAAACCAAACATCCGTTAAGAATGATATCTTGATTTCAAGAAACCCGACATTCATTGATACTGAAAACTTAAATATAAAATTAGAAAAAGATTTAAAATCTATAGATGATTTTAGTTTAGCTCTTGAAAAATTAGGAAAATACAACCCTAATGGAATATCTTTATGGAAAAACATTAACGACGAGAAGGATAATGAAATGGAAGCTCAAGAAAATCAAATTTCTGAAGAAGCAACTCCAGTTGAAGAAAACATAGAAACTGATTCTGAAACAAAAAAAGAGGAGCCTACGAAAGCACCACCGCCAGTGCCAGCTCCTGAAGAAGAAGATGAAACTTTAGATGATTCAATTCAATGGGAAGTTCTTGACTTAGCATTTAGAGGCTTGAGTCAAAAAGAAGGCATCGCTTTGAGCGAAAAAGAAAGAGCAAATTTAGATGAAGCTTTTTTCTGTGGCCCGAACAAAACTCT